GGAGATAGACTCGACTAAAAAAATATGTTTAAGTATATTAACTGACGATAGGGTTAATAAATCACATTGGGGTTATAAAAACCCAAAAGATTTAGGTGAGGTTTTGCGGACACAATGGAATGACCTATGTTTCATATGTGAGAAGAATTTCTTTGAATTACTTGATTATAGGGTTAATGCGATTAGCGAAAAAAGATGGATTAATGATCCGCTAATAAGTTCTGGTGTTGGTCATCAAATCACCCAAAGACTTAATAGTAGTGGTAAATTTTTGTATCACGTAAAAAAATCATTAGTGTATCACGGAGTTCACGAATCCAAAATGAATAAAAACGAAAGAAAAAAGAATAATTTAATCACAATATGAGTGAAAAAAGAATAGTTAGTGTTGCGTCTTACAAAAGAATAGATAGTTTGGTTAAAACAATCGATTCAATTTATGATCAGTGTGATGAGATTAATATATTTTTAAATGATCACGAAGGGGAAATTCCCCCTCAATTTTTAGATGAAAAAATAAACTTATATTTTTCCGATAATAGGTATGGGGACGCACTAAAGTTTGCAAAATTAATTGATTCGGACGGTTATTACCTTACAATAGATGACGACTTAATTTACCCACCAAACTACGTTGACCATATGATCACAAGGTGTAAAGAGTTTTCAAATAAGAGGGTTATAACCCTACACGGAAGAAAGTTTTCTAAAGAACCAATAAAATCATTTTATAGTTCTTACATTGAATTTTATCATTGTCTTAGACATCAAAAAAGAGACGCGTTTATACATTTTGGAGGCACTGGTGTTATGTGTTTTCATACAAGTTTAATGAAAATACCAATCACATATTTTGAACATCCAAATATGGCAGACGTATGGGTTGGTAAGTATTGTATTGAAAATAATATTGAAGTATTATCAATTGCTCACGAGAAAGATTTCTTGACATACCAACCACAAACAACAACGATATTTGATACTCATTCTAACTCAGATACAATACAAACAAAAATAGTAAATGATTTGTTTAACCCAAGTAAGGAGGTAAACGTGGTAATAGAAACACCACCTATTCATACTAAAATAGAAAAAACTATAGAAAAGAGCCAAAAAACTTTAAATTATGAAATGGTAAACAAAATATTTGGGAACCAACACCACTCCACGCCCAAATCGATTAAACCCGTCCAAACCCAACAAACAAGACCTTCAGGTAATGTCCATATGTTAAGTAAAATAATGGGTAAAAAAAGAGGTAGATGAGTTTAAGTGTAATTATACCTACATATGATAATGTGGATTTTTTGGATGAACTATTCGACTCAATTAAAAAAAATCAAGCTAACTTCCCCTTTGAGGTTTTAGTAGGTATTGATAATTGCGAAAAAACAAAAGAATATATTAAAGATAAAACCTTCCCACCTAATTTCTTCTTTTTTTTCTTTTTGGAAAATGTTGGACCATATAAGATAAAAAATACTTTGTCTGAAATATCAAAATATGATAATTTATTTTTCTTTGATTCCGATGATGTTATGACGGAAAGTTGTTTATCTGAATTAAATAGTTTGACCTTAAAATATGAATGTGTCAAACCCAAATTTATAAACTTTAGAGATAATAATTTTGGTAGGGATTATAAAGACGAAAAGGGGCTTTACGGGGAAGGAGTATTCGCAATAAGAAAGAACTTATTTCTTGCAATGAATGGATTTGAGGGTTGGAGATGTGCTGCTGATTCGGATTTTATGGGTAGATTATATAGGATGAAAAGAAAAATTAATTTAACAAGTAATATATTATTTCATAGACGACTACACCCAAAAAGTTTAACATTAAGTAATGAAACGGGGTATGCCTCCCAAATACGAGGTAAATATTTTAGAATGTCAAAAAATAAAACTAATTTCGGTCCATTGACGATATTAGAGAAGGCTGACTACCAAATGTTGGATAATACTACGATTGAGTGGTCAGAATCAATTTCTGTGATAGAACAAAATGAAGTTGATCTGATAAAAGATCTAAAAGATAAGAAGCACCGATTATTAGAAACAATCTTCCAAAACCTACCAAAAGAAGTTAAACCAAAAGAAGTTAAGGTGATTGATTATAATAGGGTGAATCAGAATAGTAATACCCAAACAACGAATACTTTAAATAATGCCCTGAAAAAGGCCAAATTAGAAAACCTCAAAAAAAATTATGGAAGAAGATAGTTGATTTTAAAAAATTAACTATATTTGTTCTATGGAACACAGCTTAAAAATAGGGAGAGCAATTAAATGTACGGATATTAAGTTTGTTAAAAAATTAATTAAGAAAAAAGGAATTGAATTCCAAGGAAGATTCCAAAGACCTAATGATTGTACCATCAAGGTAGTTAATATTCGAAAATATCAAAACTTATATTACTCTGATAAATGTGTTTACGAGGTGGACGTTACTGTTAAACTTAATGAATACTACTACACTTACTTTAATAGAAGAAATAACATCCACGCAAATAAACGAATTAGAAACTACCAAAATATAACGGATCTTTTAAATGAACTAGTTTATTTTAACATTAAGGATATACAAATTTCAAAAATTACTTTTGAACAGTAATTGATTATATTTATTAATATGAAATTATCAATAACTGAGCAACAATATAAGATCATACAATCTCGATTAAATTATAATCAAGTACTTGAGGAGATGGTATTTAAACTTTCCATCCTTACTGAAGATGAAGAAAGACAACCCGATATGGAGTGGGATTTCACTGAAGTTAAAAATGAGTTAGACCTTTCAAAACTATGGGTTAAGACCAAAGAAGACGCAAAAGAATATCTATCCAACTTAAAAGAAAAGATTAAAAACCTACCAAGTGATTTAAAAAAAAGAATATTAAAATATGTTCTATATTCTTTCTTAGGGTTATTATCGTTAAACCAAATCAACAATTACTTAGAAACACCATTACAGAATGTTGTTAAAACAGAGAAGAAGATTTTTAAATCTATGGAGATCCCAAGGATTCGAAAATCTTCTGAAGGGATCTTTAACCATTTAAAAAGAGAGGAAGGGTCTGTTAGACATAAAGGCGAACCGATTTTAACAGCATACGACATTGGTGACGGAGCATATACAATAGGATATGGTCACGCAATATTTCCAGGTGAAGATGAGGGTTATGAATTCTTACCTAACTACAATGATATCGTACCAGGTCAAACTGCAATAACCAAAAAAAATGCTGAAACATTACTTAAAAATGATATCATTGAAGCTGAAGGTATCATAAATAAAATTTTAGATGATTGGGAGAAAAAAGGTATTAAAACAAAAATAACGCAAGGTATGTATGATGCGATGGTGTCAATGGCATACAATATGGGTAGTGGAATTAGGAAAAGTGATTTCATACAAGCGGTTAAAAGAGGTGATTTAGAAGGAGCCAAAGAATTGATCCTTCAGACAAGTTCACATATGTTTGATAAATTCCCTGGCCTTGAGGTGAGAAGGAATAATGAATATAATATGTTTGTATGATGAACGATAAAAAAATATTAAGTTTATTAAAAAAGTTTGAAGGTGGCACCATTGATGTTGATGGGATGATACTCACACCAGTAAAAGTGTCCGAAAAAAATGAATATGTTTATTTTAGGGCTCAAAATCCAAACGATGTGCCATATTTTAGACCAATATTATTTTATAAACTTGAAGGTGTGTTGGATGAATTTGGGGATTATATAAATCAAAAATTAAAACCTATGATTCATAACGAAGACATTGATAATGGGTTATATTTGAGTGAAGAGGTAACCGAAAAAATACAAAATGTATTAAATAATATTTCCGTTATAACTTTTCATTATCCCGACAAATATAGTGAGGTTAAGATTTATGGGGTTTCTGAAGGATTTAACACTGATTGGGAATTTGATAATTACTCAATAAAAAATATATTTAAACCATTAAGAGCATCCGTTAACGGTAAAGAGGAAAATGTTGGTGAAGCTGTGGAAAAATATTACGATTTTTTAGAAGAGAAAGAAACGTATTGGGAGTCAGAGCGTTTGTACTCTAACATAGACGATGTGATTAATGAATATCCACTTTTACAGGACTACTATAGTGATACCGCTACATATTACGCAACTAGGTTTAACTTAAAATCTTAACATAAATCAAGACATTTTTAATTTACAAGTCCCGATAAAAGGATTATGTTTTGGTAAGAAAATAAACCAAAATAAATATAAAAATGAAACAATTAGTAATTGACCCATCTCACTCTGACTTGGGATTTAAAATTAAACACTTGATGGTATCAAATGTTAAAGGAACATTAACTGATTATTCAGGTGGAATGAAATACACTATGGATGATATGTCAGATGCTGAGGTTAGATTTGAGGCTGAAGTTAAATCAATTTCTACTGGTAACACAGATAGAGATAAACACCTTAACAATGAAGATTTCTTCAACACGGAGAGGTTCCCTAAAATGTATTTTGAATCAACTTACGTTAATCTTGACAATGGAAAGATGAAAGGTGAAATGACAATCAAAGATACAACAAAAGAAATTGAGTTGGACATCGAATACAATGGTAAAAATACGGATCCTTGGGGTAACACAAAACACGGATTTGAAATTAGCGGAGTAATTAATCGTTCAGATTATGATCTTACTTGGAACGCGACTCTTGACACAGGAGGAGTATTATTAAGTGATGAGGTGAAGTTAAACTTAGATGTTCAGATGTTAGAAATGGTAGAAAATTTAGAACCTCAATCTGAAACTGCGGAATAATATAATTTTCGTACAACACAAAACTATAAAATCCCTACATAATTGTGGGGATTTTTCTTTTATTAAAGTATTTATATGTGATGAAAAGTTTAATTAAAAAAGTATTACAGGAAGAGGTTAAAGGTATTTTAACTGAAAGTGGTATAAGAAACATACGTGAATTAGCAAAGAGATACCCAATGGCTAAAATTTACTTTCACCAAGATTTGGATGGAGTAACTACGGCTTTAGCGATGAAAAACTATTTGGAACAACACGGGATCAAAGTTGTTGATGCTGAGATAATCCAATATGGGGACAAAGAGTTTGCGATTAAGAAACAAGATGCTTCAGGTGATATAATGCCAGTACTTGTTGATTTTGCTCACGGAAAACCAATGTTTGTTATTCATACAGATCACCACGATACTCAAGCGGGTGTTGAAAAAGGAACCTCAACAAACTTTAAACCATCAAGATCAAACGTTGAGACGATCTCTCAAACAATTTCACCAAAGGATATCTTCACCAAAGATGATATTGAGTTAATTTCAATGGTGGATTCGGCTGACTACGCAAAGAATGATATCACACCAGAACAGGTAATGAATTATTTGTATAAGTTCGATAGAGAAAAATCAGTAGGTCAAAACAAAAAACTATTAGGTTTGATTACAAACAAACTTCTTTTAGCATTTAAAAACAAACCTAATTTCTTAAGAGATATTGTTATGAATGCTAAACCATCTTTAATGAGTATGTTATTAAACATTAAAGATCAGATGAAAACAAAAGGGTATGCTAGTATTGAGAACTTAGAAAAAAACAAAGAAGATTATGTTAGGTCTCAGAAAATGAATCCAAACGTCGATCTTCAAGATAAAGTAATCGTTCAATATGGTGGTGGTAATATGATGAGACCTGGATCATATGATCGATTTACTCCATTTAGAAATAATCCTGAAGCTGACTTCTTGGTAATTGCTTGGCCAATGGGAATGGTTCAGGCATCTTGTAATCCATTTAAGAAAGAAAGAGCACTTAAAGGTGTTAACTTAGGTGAGGTTAAAGATGAGGTCTTAGGTAAATGGGAATCTCAATTAAGAGAAAAAATGATTCCATTATCAACAATAAAGTGGGTATCTGAATCAGGAAAAGATTTCGGAGGAGAGTCAGTTGGATTTACATTCAAAGATTTTATGGCACTTTATGGTGATAAATTCGATGGATCAAAAACAAGTGAAAAATCTTTAGAGGTTATCAAAAAAGCAATGGATACACCATTCAAGGAATTATCCGAAAAAGAAATGGACTTAATGGATTCTATACAAGTTAGCGCTTGGGATTTAATAAATGCTAATAGTGGTGGACACAAATGTATTACAAACATATCGGCATTGAATTACTTTGGTCGTGGAAAAAGACCACCAAAAGGAAAATATAGTTACGATGCAAATGCTGAAGATTCGGCATATGTTAAGTTTACGAAGATGATCCAACGTGAGTTTGCAAGAGTTCTTAAAGAAAAGATTGCAAAAGCTGGTGACGAAAGATATGAACCTGAGTATGAGATTGATGTTAACGAATCGGTTAGAATTACCAAATCAAAAATCAAATCAAAACCTTATAAAATCAACAGATAATAAACTACGCAAGATTCTTTAGAACCATCTCCAAAGAGTAGATGGATTCTTTGTCTTGTTTAGTTTTATTTGTCTTAGATCTTAAGTAGTTCAAACTATCAATAATTTCTTCTCTCTTACTTTTTGATCTCAAAGGTGGGGTTACCAATGAGGGAGTTTTTCTTGTATTCGCCTTACTTAAATTATCAGATCCAAGAAACTCTCTAACAATCTCTAACGACTTATCAGGATTCCAAGTGAAGATGTTAACCAAAACGTATGCGAATATCTTTTTCATATTATAAAGATACAAAATATTCAACACATAACTATCTTTAAGGATATTTATTTATAATGAAACAACTCATCAGACATATATTAAAAGAAGAAGTTAATCGAAAATATTCTAAACCTACACCAAAGGTAGAACAACTTGTTTATAGATGGTTAAATGATTATTTTAATGGTGCTCAAATGTACCACAACAAATCGTGGGAATCAACACATAGTTTTGAATTTTGTAATCACGGAAAAGAAATATTACATATTACTTTATATTTTAATGTTGATTATAGTGTTTATGATGATAAAAGAAAAACCGAAGAAAGAGATCTTGAGCGAGGTTACCTAACAGTTCCAAAAAATGTATTTGAAGAGTTATCGTTAGATATTCCTGTAAGGGCAAGTTATTTAAAATACCTTTTTGAAGAATGGTTTGACGATACTTATTTAGGTGAAATTCAAAAGTTTATGGGTAGAAATGATATCTATATTGATGAATTTGATGTTACTGGTAGAGACGCTGAAACTTGCGTACCACCAGTAACAAAACCTGAAGATGTGAGTGATGAGGATATGATACAATATATTCTTAAAACCACACTTTTTAAAAAAGATGATATATTAAAATATGAAAATGAAGAACCAGGTTGGATTGAAAAAACTTATTTAGAAAAACTTCGCGGTGATGAAATGGAAAGATTAAGAGGACAATGAGAGAACTAATAAGAAAAATATTAAATGAAAGTATAGTCAAGGATCAAGTTAAACAATTGATTGATGATGAAGGTCTTGCAGGTGCTATAGAATATATTGGTGGTGCCGATAATTTAATTAAGATCTTATATAATGGTGATATAATGAAATACTACGAAGAAACGGGATTCCGACCGATAAGATTAACTATAGATCCCAATTTATATATTGATGATCTAATTGTTCAAAAGTTAAATTTACCATCAATTAGGTTTTCAGGTCAAGATATGAAAGATTTAGGTGAGTTTAGTTGGACAACTAATGGTCATACTTATAAGTTTAATGCTCAATTGATACCAAGGGATCTTTACTCAGGTCAAAAAATATGGAGAGTTGTTGGTCAATCAGGTGATTATGGATTTGGTTATTCATTTATTACTAAAAGAAATACATTAGGTAAAAGGGCAAGAACACAAATATACAACCAAATAATAGATAAATACGATTTACAAGAGTACCTGTGAGAGAACTAATTAGACATATCTTAAAAGAACAATCGAATAAACTTAAGTTATTAAAAGTAATTCAAAATGAAGGTATTTTTAGTGCCGCTGAACTTGTCGGTGGACTAAATAACCTTAAAAGAGTATTCAAAGATAACAAGGCAATAATTGATAGAATTGAATCTCTTAAAGGTAAAGTCACCTTTGGTTATGATGGAATCGATTTCCCGTTCAACTTTGATATCATTGGAATGAAGGCAAACAAGTGGAATACTAATTTTTGGCCAATAGTTAATGTTACTTATGACAATAGTGAATTAACTGAGGAGGAAGATAACTTGGTTAAACGTTTTATTATTGAAGGACAAGATAGTCCATATAATGTTTCTTTAGATAAAAATTACGAAAAAATTAGGTTCAACACACCTAATTATATTACTATTAAGGAAATAAATGGTGAAAATGCTGATCAAATTGATTTCCCTATAGTCTCATTTACAGATCCATTTGATGAAATGTTACAATTAAGAAGTAAGTTATATAAAAAAACATCTCTTTACGAAAGTGTTGAGGACACACAGAAAAACGTAATCAATTTTCTTATGAGAAGATATGAAGTTGAGGATAAAGATTTGGGTTGGGGTGAAGATAATTTACCGATGAGGTTAGTTAAATTCGACGTTAACGGACAAACCTACGTTATCACAAGTTTCGACACAAAAAGAAAACAGATAAATGAGATACTTTATATGTTAATCGAAAATAATATAATCGAGAGACCGTTTGAAAACTTTAACGAAAACGATCCGTATAGACAAAAAATAGTTAGAACAATTAAAATGTTTTTGAATAAAGTAATGTAATGAAAGAATTAATTAGACATATATTAAAAGAGGAGGTTAACAATAGTAAAAACATTACTAAAGGTATTAATCTTGCGGTTAAATTACTATCCAAAAAATATCCATTCATTGTTGGATGGAAATTGGCTAACGAATTAAATGATTATACATATACTATTTATGTGAACTTACTTGTAGATTTCCCAAAAGTTAAAGAATATTATGGACTTGAGACAAATAAAGTATATTTAAGATCTCCCGAATTTATTTATGACTCAGGACACGGAAAACCTTACCCTTTCTCTGCTTTGGATTATGATAAAGTATTTGATGACCCATTTTTTATTAATAAAGAGTTAGTGAATAATTTTTCTGACATATATAATGATTTACCTGATAGTTTAAAAATGGAACGTGGTGACGACAAATATAAAGATATAAATGTGGATAGTTATTTTTATGTCAAATGAAAAAATTACTTAATAAAATAATACAGGATTTTATTTTACCTGAATACAAACACGTAATATGTGATATTGAGGTTAAAGATCCAAATGAAAGATTTGATACCTTGGGAGGAACTCCATTTAAATCACCAAGTGTTACTATAACATTTATTGGTGGTCGAGGAACAAAACTTTGGCCCGTTACTCAAGGGATTCAGAAAATGTATGATGACGTAATGGATGAGGTTTGGCATACCATATATGATTATACTGAAACTGCTGTCGACATCTATAGCAACACCACAAAAGATTGTGGGAAAGAAAACATTTACCTTAAAGAACATATTAAAAAAGTTTTAAAAGAAGAAACACAAAAAATTAAAAAAAGAGCTCCATTGGAAAAGGCCGTTACAACTTTTATTGAATCGTTGTTGGAAGATTATGATCTACCTGAAAATTTTAAAGGAGTCGCTGTTGATATTGTTGATGGTGGTAAAGAATGTCATATTACAGGACTATTCGAGAATAGTTTTAATCAAAATGATTCTAATAAACTATTTTCAGTCTTCAATAAAATAAAGAAAGAAATACCAAATTATTTTGGAGACCAATTTGATTACGTAACAACTGGTAACTCAACCATAAATAATTATAACGATCATCAGTGGTGGTATGATAAGAAAAAATCAATTAATGAATCAAAATTCTTTCGTAGAAGAATTGATATGGTCCTGATGGACAAAGAATTCTATGAGTATTTAAATATCGTTACCAGTCTTTCTTTAGAAAGGATTCTTAATAATGTTGAATTTAATTTTAATGATTTCAACGACGGAGTTATAACTCACCTTATAGATGCTTACTATATGGATTTATCCGATAATAGATCAAACAAAGTACCTTATGATGAAATTTATGACTTCCTGTCAAAATATTATTACGATAAGATCAAAGATAGGTATGATAGTTTGTTTACCCAAAACATCAATGAACTTTTTAATCGAAAAGACATTAGAAGAAGAACATCTGAATTTAACGAGG